TGGTTTAACTTCTGGCTTTACTTCTGGTTTAGCAGTTGGTTTAACTTCTGGCTTTACTTCTGGTTTAGCAGTTGGTTTAACTTCTGGTTTGATTTCCGGTGCTTTAACTGGTTCTGCTGATTTAGGAGCAGCAGGTGGTTTACCAGGTTTACCGGGTTCTGTTGGTTTACCTTTTGATTTATCTTTTGATTCTTCTGGCTTTTTCGCTTCTTTAAACACTTTTTTTATAGGTTTAAATTTCACTGAAAGCGCTTTTATTATTTCATCATTTCTTCTAGCTCTAAGAAGATCATCATTTTCAATATTTTGAATTTTCAATTCATGATTTTTAATTTCTTGTATTCGAGCATCAATAATTAAACTGTATATTTTACCAAGAATATTGGCAGCACGATCCATAACATCATTTATCTGTTCAATAGATAATTTTTTGGCCGTGTTCTTACTAAAAGAAGCTACATTCTCGGCTTTTTGTTTTGTTTTTTTGGAAACTTGTTTTTCTTCTTTCATTATTTTTTAAGTTGTTCTCTTATTTTTTGATTTTCTTCTTCAACATATTGAACTAATAATGAAATATAAATGTCTCGTTCCCACGGCATCATATTTTCCAATTCTGTCAAGCTATACTTATGATGCTGCATCATTGCAAAATTTGTTTTGTAGTAGTTTTTCAAATTATCATAACGAAATATTAGGCGAAAAAACTTTCTAGTCCCTCCACTTCAATACTATGCTCAAATCCACATTTACTACATTTAATCTCAATATCTTTTTTCAGTTTAGGCAAATCATTAAAGAATTCTTCTAATTTTTCAAATTGATTTTGATTAAGAGATTCGACAAATTCTAACAATTCACCCGGCTGTGCTTCACTTGCATAATGATATTGATCACCATCAAAAATATATTCAATACTTTCTGCAATCATATTAAATGTTATTTCTGTCATACTCTGCATATTAACCGAATCTTTTACAACATAAAATTGAGGATATCTTAATTTAACAAATATTTTTTCTGTTAATTGAACATCTTCATTTTCTTTAATACCTTCAACATTTATATCTAAAAGATTAATTTCAACATCCATAATATTGCCGCAGAGTTTATCTTCAACTTCATTATTACATTTGTATTTTGTTTCAACTACTTCAGAAACAGACTTTGCTCTAAGATTTATAAAGTAATATTCAATATCAACAATTGGTAATTTATCAACATTGATATCTTCCGTTAAAGTACAATTATTTAAAATATCTTTTATGCTATTGTGTAATGTATCGGTATCATTTGATTCCATAGCCATTAAAAGATTTCTTTGTTCTTTGACTAGAAATGGTCTAAACTTAATTTTCTTTTTTGATAGCGGTAATTCTATCTCATATGTTGGCACATCAATTTTAGGTAATGGCATTATAAAACTCCTTTAATTAAACTATTTTCAAACTCTTTTCCAATCAGTATAAGCAAAAGTAACTGTTAACTTATGATATCCTTCTGATGACCAATCTAGATCCATTTGATTCATAGAAATAGGAAACGCCTCACTCAAATTAACAGCATAACTTCTTTTACCATCAGATTGAAATTGTTTTATTAAGATTTCAGCGGAATATTGTTTTTTATATTTGAAGTTGTACTTATCTGTAGGATTTATATGATACATCCAATCTTCAAAAAGATATTTTTGTTCCATATTGCTATCTACAATAAATGTTAAATCTATATCATTGTATGTTGTCAAATATGGAAATTTTTCAATAGGACCATATATCTTTTGTTCCATAGTTGCCATTGTTTTTCCTGGTAAATTTGCATTCTCACATCTATATTTTATTTCAGTTGGATATTTAGAACCAAAAATTGCAAATGGACCACCATAGATAAAGACCTCAAACAAAGAATTTTTTGCCAATTCACCCTTAAAAGAAGATAAGAAAGTTTTTATATTTGCAGGCATTTATGATTTCCTTATTTGATCTACAGATTCTTTCCAAACTTTTTCTGGTCTAGCTTTCATAAATTGTTGTATAGGTAAAAATAAAGCAATATCCCATTCATCTGGCTGAACAACAAGTATTCTTGATTTTATGTGCGAATTTAAATATCTCTTTAAACATGGCTGAAATTCTTTATATCTTCTAGCAGAATTTAATATGTCATAAGTTATTTTAATTCTTCGAATATCTCCATCTTCATTTAAAACTGCATAAGGCATCAATTTTTCCATAAACATAATTCTGTAGTTTAATGGTAAATAATGAAGATTTAAACCAAGAAATCCATCTGGATATTTTTCTAATACAAGAACAAGTGGAAATTTGTCCCAATAAGGTAATTCTTTTTTAGTTTTTGCATCATAGTAATAAAAATATAGACCACCCAATTTAAATTGATTTACTTGCCTGGACTTTTCTTTACTTAAATCAGATGCAATATTTGATGTTCGTTTTAAATTGGCAATCTTAGCCATCAACCATTGCAATGACTCTTTTGTCATTGTTTGAAGTTGAGCACCTGTTTTTTCTTGGGCTAGTTTAGTTAGTCTTGAGTTCATATGGATATTTAGTTACACATTTAAATCTTTTTCTGTTAATATTTTAAATTCCCATCCTCGATCCAAACAATATTCTGATGCTGCTTTCCATTTAGATTGGTTGACACCCCAAGTTGCAACTTCTGTTATATACTGTTTAGTTATTCTTTTTTTCTGTTCTGGAGGCATAGTTTGCTTTTTTGGTTTAATCTCAACTAAATATGTTTTGGTGACATCATCTTTTGTTCGAATTTTTACCATAAAATCAACAAAGTATCTATGATACTTACCATCAACAGGTGATTTATATGGTATAATAATTTCTTCTGAAGAAAATGATATTACATTAGGATTATTATCGCACCAGTTAAGAAATTTTAATTCCCAAGATGATCTATAGATCACATTGGTTGAATCACCAATATACTTTTCAACATTTCGTAGTTTATATTTACCTTGCAAGTATTTCATAATCTTCCTCCGCATCATATTTATGATATAAATATTTAATAAACATACACAAAGGTAATATATGCCAGCAGGACCATTGGACATATTGGATAAAAATAGATTTGGAGATGAACAATATAGATATCCTTTAGATATTGGAACAAATTCCAAACATGGACACATTGTTCATTTTACAATATTTGATGCAGAAACAACAAAATTTGAAGAATCGCCATATGATCCAGGCAATGATGGCGGCCAAGATGGTGGTGACGGTCAATCTCTTTTAGATTATGCATCATCGTTCGCAACTGATGCATTTACAAGTCTGGGAAGTAAATTTGATGATTTTGTACAAAATGGATATACTGCGAAAGCTGGATACACTGAGACAAACGCAAGTATCACTTTGTATATGCCAGATAGCTTAGATTTTTCATCTTCTGCTGTTTATAATTCAGCATCATTAGGCGATTTAATTAAATCTGTAGGTGAATCTGTTCTATCAAAAATACCTGGTATAGGTAAAGTAACTGGTGCTTTAGGTCAATTAGTTACAGGTGGAGGGCCCGCCACTCAAATTGGATTAGATGCAGCTGGATTTGCAATTAATCCTCAACAACAACTTTTGTTTCAAGGTATAGATTTTAGAACATTTGGTATGGCATTTGTATTTACTCCGAAATCGTCTTCCGAAAGTGCGATGATAAAATCTATAGTACAAGCATTTAAAAAAGCATCAGCACCATCACTAGTAGAAAATACAGCAGGATTTTTATATCGACCACCGTCACTCTTTCAAATAACATTTTTAAAGGAAGGATCAATAAATCCTTATTTACATAAATTGGGAAAATCAGTATTAACAGGTGTACAAGTAAATTATGCACCAAATGGATGGTCTGCATATGAAAATGGAGCGCCTGTTCAAGTAACATTAGGATTAGAATTCCAGGAAGTTGAACTCATGCATAGAGCAAAAATAGATGAGGGATATTAAATGAGATACTTTAAAACTTTACCAAAAGTTGCATATAAAGATAAAAATGGCCATGTTACACTATTAACAAATATATTAACGCGAGTAAAAGTTATTTCAACTATACTAAATAATCCTTTAATATATTATAAATATGATATTAAAGATTCAGATACACCAGAAATAATAGCTGACAAATATTATGGAGATTCATATTACTATTGGATTGTTCTATTAGTAAATGAAATTCAACATCCACAATGGTCTTGGCCATTATCTTCTAATATATTTGACGATTACATTGCAAAAAAATATGTAAATGTGGACGTCAATGATATTTATTATTATGAAAAAATATTAACAAAAAATACAGTTGAGACAGAAGAAATAGCTGAAGAGCGCGTTAAAATAGATAAAGAAACATATGATTCATTAATCGAATCAACACAAATTTTCACATTCAATGGAATAAACACAGAAATTACTACAAGTAAAAGAATTGTAACTTATTATCTCTATGAGCAAGAATTAAATGAGTCTAAAAGAAGTATAAAATTACTAAATTCAAAATATTTAAATAATTTTGTAGATCAATTTGAAAAACTTTATAATAAGTTATAAAATATGGCTGATAATAGTGGTATTTTTTATCCTCAAGACTATAAATTAAAAAAATTAGTTTTAACTAATAAGTCTGGAAGAACTTTAGATTTAACAAATTTACTTGTAGAATTTTCTTATTTTGAGGATATATTTGCATTTTCAGTTTCGGGCTATATTGTTTTAAGAGATTCAGCAGGATATATTGAGCTTAATTCAATAACAGGAAACGAAACACTTGAAATTGATTTCGGTAAATTTGCTGATACATACACAAATTTAAAAAGAACTTTTAGATTATATAAGATTTCCAATGTGAAGCCTATTGGAAATTTAACAAGTATAATTTATAAACTTCATTTTTGTTCGGAAGAATTAGTTTTATCTGAACAATCAAAAATACAAAAATCATATCCGGGTGAAAAAATATCCGATATTATAGGTGAAATATTGGCGAATAAAATGGGAATTGAAGAAACAAAATTAATAATTGAAGATACGTATGGAGTATATGATTTTAATATAGGTTTATTAAAACCATTTGAAGCTATTAGTTTTCTATCAAATTATGCAAGACCGAGTGCTTTTCAAAAAAGTGCAGATATGTTATTCTTTGAGAATAAAGATGGATTTAATTTTAGATCTGTTCAATCATTATATAAATCAAATGTGTATAAAAAATACAAATATCAAGCTAGAAATATAAAAGAAGCTACCGCAGAAGATAGATTGAGTACTGTTTTAGATTATGAGGTAATTAAATTTTATGATATTTTGGAAAATATTAGTTCTGGTATGTATGCAAATAGATTGATAACTATTGATCCATTAACACAAACGTATAAAGTTACAGATTTCAACTATCAAAAAGATTCAGATAGTGTATTAAATAATAAATCTGCACTATCCTCAAAACAAAATAGACTTGGTATAACTCAAAATAATGCATTTCCATCTGTAGTAAAATTTTCATCATCAAATTCAAGAAATAATTCAAATAATCAACTTATAGATGAGAATCCAGGTTCGGTTGCAAAAGATGTATTTTTAGAGGATACTTTACCAATTAGAACTTCTGCATTGGCTGCACTAAATCACACAAAACTTAAAATTGTGATACCGGGAGATTCTGGAGTAGCTGTGGGTAGAATAATTGAATTGGATATACCAAAATTGAATCCTGGAGATCCTTCAAGAAGTAGCTTTTTTTCGGGCAAATACGTTGTTACTGCTTTGAGGCATATTGTTCAAGTACCTACAGTATTTCAAACTATTTTAGAAATAACAAAAGATAGTTATATTTAATTTATTCATTAATAAATAGTATTACTAAAAAGGAGAACAGTAATGAATTTTTTGGGTTATTCAGGATTCAATGGATTTGCCGGAGTAGTTGAAGATATAAATGATCCATTAAGTTCGGGTAGAGTTAAAGTTCGCTTTTTTGGATTTCATAGCGATAATTTACAAGAAATGCCCACCGAGAATTTACCTTGGGCTCAAATAGGTTTATCTCCAAATGGTTTATCTACTCCGACCGGTAATATTAAAGCTGGAGATTGGGTACTTGGACGATTTATGGATGGTGAAGCTAGACAAGCACCTATAGTTGAAACTGTCATAAGAGGAATAAAACCTCTTCTTGAAGATGTCACTAAAGGATTCTCAAATCAAAGCACACTTCCATATAATGTTGTTCCGCCAGAAGGAATTATTATAACTAAACGTGGAGAACCGAATATACCTAGATTAGCTAGAGGTATAATAGAGGGTGCAACGCTAGAAAAAAATAATTCACAACATAGTTGTGATTTTAAATTTAATATTAATTTTGGAGACCTAAGCATTGGTCTTATTGATAACCCAGTCGCAGTTATAAGAAGAGCTATTGAACAAGGTAAAAATGCTGCCGCACAGATTATCAGAAGTCTCCTTGGACAATTTGCAGATGGAATAAAATTAGTTTTGACTACATTAAATTACACATTGAGTTTAGATCCATCTGGTGTAATTTCAGCAGCATTTGATCTAGCTAGATCTATTATTAGAAGAATAAATAAAATTCTAAAAAAAATAGCAGGATACGTTGCGGTTGCTTCATTGTATATTAATCTCGTTAAAGAATTACAACAAATTGTGACCTTTATTAAACAACTTCCAGCATTCTTTAAAACAATGCTACTTAATTGCTTAAATACATTTCAAAATAATATTAGAAGTTTAGTTGCTCAAGTAAATACTGTAGTTAAAAATTTAAATCAATCTATACAGTCATTAGGAACAAATCTTGTATCTTTAAGATCAGGATTAGCAAATTTTACTCAATCGTCTAGTCCAGAATATGCACCTGAAGATCAATTTAGTCCTGAACAGCTTGATCAACTTAATGATCTTACTGTAGACTATACGGATACAGCAGACTTGGATACAATTTTACAGGCTTTACTGGCTTTAGATGAAACAACACAAACCGCAATAACAGATATAGAAGTTACGGCAAATACATCACCCGATACAACGGCCGTAGATTATGTTGATCCAGCAATATTATCAAAATATTTGGATGGATATTCATATACATATAAAGCAGATGATCTTTATTTACCGGTATCAGCAGCAAGTTATTCAAATGCACCGGATTTGAATGAATTGCAGAATTATATAGAAACTAGATATGCTGATGAGGGAAATAAGTTTTTAGCAAAAATGCCTGTAGAGCCTAACAACATTAAATCAGTCATGCCTTAAAGAAGGAATTAAATATTATGCCAATTAATCCAGAAACTGGAGAAGAATATACGCTAGATGGACCAGAATTTTTTAATGGATGGGTAGAACCTAGATCACCCGCATTAGATGCTGCACCCGAATATGGAATGAATTACGTTCAAGCAACAGATTCAGGCCACTCATTTGAAATGGATGATACTCCAGACAGAGAACGAATAAGACTTACGCATAGATTAGGTACGTTCATAGAAATGCATCCAAATGGTGATGAAGTACATAAAGTATATGGTGATGGATATGAAATAACTGTTAAAAATAAAAATGTTTTAGTGAAAGGCACTTGTAATATCACGATTGAGGGTGATGCACAATTACATTATATGGGTAATAAAACAGAGTATATTGAAGGAAATTACGAACTTCATGTTAAAAAATCTTTTAGTATATTAGCAGAGGAAGCGTTAAACTTAACATCCAAATCTGATATGGAAATTAGAGGAGGTAACGGTATAACCGGTGCTATAGATATATACGCACCAGACACTGTTACGATAAGTGCTGATATGGCTGTAGAAGGTGGTATAACAGCAGAAAAAATATTTTCATATGGTAGAGTTGATGCTGCAACCGGTGTCGGAGCTGGTCCATTAGGTTTTGTTTCTGTTTTTGGCGGTCTATCAATTGGAATTCCAGTAGCAATACCAGCAACTATTTTATGCGTTGCTACAATTAATGCACTTGTATCGATGAATGCACCACTTGCAAATTTTGGCATAGGATTGATTGGTGTTATGAAAGCTGGTTTCATGACAGATATTGTTAATAAAAACTTACACAATTTTCATATTCATTTTTGTAAAGTTGGTCCAACAACAAAACCAGTTCCACGTATGATTTAAAGGAGTAATATTATGGGAGCACTATACAATTCATTAAATTTTCCACCATCTCTTAATGATAAAGTTCAAAAATACGATGATAAAACCAAAAGCCATATGGTTAGCATTAAAGTTACATCGGATAATGAGTATTCTGATGTATTAAACAATAGAGTTGATGGTTATTATGTTAATCCTGTTGGAGACTCATGTAATACTATATCTTCTATATGTAATCAGATTATAACTATAGTAGGAGCTCCCTCTTCAATAAATATCGCTGCAAATAATCTGTTTCAACCCACGTATGATTTTCTTCGACACACACAAAGACTTTCGGGCATAGAGGCAATAGGAGCAGAAGATGCTTTAGGTAAACCAACTTTAGATTTTGCAATAAATACAGGTAGACAACTTTCATATATTCTTTATCAAACTGAAGGCATTGATGATAATTCTGTCATTCTTGGTTCTTTTTCAAGCCTGTATACGAAACCCAATCTAACTAATTATATTACCACTATTTCCACATATCCAACAACAATTCAAAATAGTATAATATATATTCCTGATTATGAAGGAGGGGCTGGCACTTATTATTCTAATTTAACATCAGGCCAAATAACACAAATAACAACAACTTTAAATGATATTAAAAATTTTATCAACGATAAAAGAACATCCGATGAAAATTTTTTCACAAAAAGTCAAGATATTGTAAATAAATTTGGCGCCGCGGGTTCTATTACCGAAAGAGGTTCAGTACATAAACAATTGGTTAATGATGTTATAGGTACAAATCTTGGAAAGTCTAGAGTTAACGCATAAATAAATCATGCCAACACTACAAAAAATATACTCAGATTTAGATTTAACATTTGGCCGCAAACCTGGTTCAAATGATGTTACTTTGAGTTATGATGAAAAAGCCGTTATTAGATCTATACGTAATTTGTTATTAACTCAACATTATGATAGACTATTTAATCCTGAATTAGGTTCAAAAGTAAGTTATCTATTGTTTGAACCTATTTCACCCCTAACAGCATCACAATTAGAAGACCAAATAAGAATTACAATAGAAAATTTCGAACCAAGAGTAAAAATTGATACAATTCGTGTTCAGGCTTCAGATGAACAGAATGGTTATAATGTCACACTTAGATTTTATATAGAAAATGCAACTTTATTGACATCAACAACATTATTTTTAGAGAGAATAAAATAATATGGCTAATGCCAACTCAATAACACAAATGGTAGATTTAGATTTTGATTCTATTAAAAATAATTTAAAGAAATTTTTACAAAATCAAGATGTTTTAAAAGATTATAATTATGATGGTTCTGCACTTTCTGTTCTTTTAGATGTTCTCGCATATAATACTCAATACAATGCATTTTATTTAAACATGATTGCAAACGAAGTTTTTATAGATAGTGCTGTTCAAAGAGGTTCTGTAGTCTCACAAGCTAAACTTTTAAATTATACACCCAAGTCTCGTGTTGCACCGGAAGCAGTTATCAATTTAACTGTGAATCAAGTAACTAGTGGTTCTTTAACTTTGCCAAAATATGCAAGTTTCATATCTCAACCAGTTAATGGTAAAAACTACAACTTTGTAACATCAGATTCATATACTGTAGATGTTGTTGATAGTAAAGCTAATTTTACGAATGTAAAGTTGAAACAAGGTAAACTATCAAATCAAGTATACACTGTAGATACAACTGCAAATCCAACATTTTTATTTGAGATAACAGATTCAAATGCAGATTTAACTACGTTAACAGTTTCAGTACAGGAATCATCAACAAATACGGCAACGCAAATCTATAATAAAGCAGAAAGTGCTTTGTTGTTAAATGAAAATTCTTTTGTATATTTTTTACAAGAAAATAGTAATGGTTTTTATGAGATTTATTTTGGTGATGGTATTATAGGTAAAAAATTATATAATGGCAATGTTGTCAGACTCACCTATATTTCAACGGATTCTATTGATTCACGTGGAGCAAACAGCTTTTATTTAATGGACACTGTTAATGGATTTGCGAATACAAGAATTTATCCAATACAAGAATCATCAAACGGCTCAGAAAAAGAATCTGTAGAACAAATTAAATTTTATTCTACAAAAAATTATGCAGCACAAAATCGTGCTGTGACAAAAAATGATTATATTACAATTTTACAACAAAATAATATTGGTATATCATTCGACTCAGTTAATGTTTGGGGTGGAGAAGAAAATGATCCACCTATATATGGGCAAGTATTCATTTCTTTAAAACCAACTGGTGGATATAATATAACTCAAGTGCAAAAGAAAAGATTAATTGATGAAGTTATAAAGCCAATATCCGTTGTAACTGTGACTCCCACTATTTTAGATCCTGATTATGTTTATTTAAAGTTGAACATCAATGTATACTATGATCCATATAAAACAACACAGTCACCAACTGAAATAGCAGATGGAATTAAAGCTGCCGTATATAACTTTGGAAATAAAACATTAAATACATTTAACTCATCTTTCAGTTCTTATTTATTGTTAAGTGCAATACAAAACTATAGTCCTGCCATAGTTACAAGTGATTTTAATATTAAACTTGAGAAAAAGTTTTATCCCACTTTAGGTAGAATTAACAATTATAAATTTTATTTTAATTCTCCTCTAGAAAAGGGTGTTTTAACTAGCGGTATTACATCCAATCCATCTTTAACATTTCCCAATCCTGCAAATTTAGCTACAAAAATAAATAATGTATTCTTGGAAGAATACCCATCATTAACTTATGGTGTTGAATCAATTTCTATTAATAATCCTGGTTATAACTACCAATTGACTCCAACAATACAAATTGATGGTGATGGAAATGGAGCAACGGCAGAAGCAATTATGTCTTTAGGATCTATTAGAAGTATTGCTATTACAAATGCAGGAAATAATTATACATCTGCTGTTGCTACAGTTATACCAGCATCAATTGATAAAACAGGTAGAGCAGCATCACTTACAGTAAATTTGGAAGGTAAATATGGCACACTCAGAACATATTATTTTAATAATAAAAATACAAAAACAATATTAAATAATAATATTGGTACAATCGACTATACCAATGGAATAGTGGAGTTAAATTCTTTTAATCCTATAGACATAGATAATGTTCTAGGACAATTATCATTATCCGTAACTCCAAAAACCACGACTTTTTCATCACAATATAATAGAATTATAACATTAGATTCAACCGATTCCACATCAGTTGTAGTGACTGCGGTACCGAAACTATAGAAATACGGCAAAATAAATGCTGCAATATAAACCAGACACATCAATTTTAATACCGCATCAAATTCCTAGACATATTAGGGAAAATCCGGATTATTCAACTTTTGTTTTATTTTTAAAAGCATATTATGAATGGATGGATCTTCCAAGTAATACTGGAAATTTAATAAACAGTTTAGGTGATTATAAAGATATAGATAAAGTTCCAGATCAATTTGTTGATTATTTTTATAATAATTTTCTTCCTTATTTTCCCAAAGAAATTCTTGCAGACAAAACAAAAGTTTCTAAGGTTGCAAAAGAATTATATAAAGCAAAGGGAACTCCATCTTCTTATAAATTTTTATTTAAAGTTCTTTATAATTCAGACGTTGATTTTTTATATACAAAAGACGTAATATTAAAAACATCTGATGGTAAATGGTATGTAGCAAAAAGTTTAAGATTGGCGACACTTGATCCTAACTTTTTAGTAATAGAAAATTATAGACTATTTGGTCTTACATCAAAATCGATTGCAACCGTTGAAGCTGTTACCGTTTCCGGAAATAAAACAGAAGTTTTTATTTCAGATATACAAAGAATTTTCCAGTCAGGTGAATTTATTAAAGTTGTCAATGTACAAAATGAAGATGTATACTTTAAAGATCAGAAAATAGTTTCAGCGAATACTTCTGGTGCTAAAATACTAACAGCAAAAATTGTTGGGCAAATAAGTCAAGTAAGAATTAATCCTAATTTTAGAGGTGGAAATTATATTGGTTATAATTTTCAGGATACTGGTTATCCTGGAGATCCAATAATATTTCATGGTGGATTATCATCAAATTCTGGTGTCGGAGCAGAAGCATCTGTTTTAACAACAACTACAGGTTCTCTAATTTCCGTTAATGTTTTGGATGGTGGATATGGTTTTTCATTAGATAATTTTGAAACATTACAATCTGCAAATACAATTATTACATTTCCAAATCTTCCTGATAATTTTAGAAGTCCACCCGTTGCAAATGTCGGTGCTTTAAATTTATCTTCTCCAGCAGCAAATGTTAGAATGGCCACAGATATTATTGCCAGAGCGCAAAATGTTAGAATATCTAATGCCACATTTAGTTGGTCAGACGCTAATCCAACCGCAAATGCAAATACAAAACTTTCAAATACATTTACATTTCAAACAATATCAACTTATCCAATTTCCAAAGTTGTTGTAAATAATGGTGGTGGTGGATTAACAAAGAAGCCAACGGTTGGAGCAAAATCTTTATATCCCACAATATTTGGTATAAGTCAAGCAGACTTGAAAAATTTGGGTATACTTGCACCATTACAAATTATTAATCCCGGCAAAGGTTATAGAGCAAACGATAAAATTGATATTATTGGTGGAACCGGAACTGGTGCTTATGCAAATGTTATAACAGTTAGCGGTAATGGTGCTATAACGAGTGTCGAGTATGTTAATCCACCAGGAAGTAATACAGCAAATAATTTTTATCCTTATCCTCTAGGAGGTTTAGGATACAAAACAGATTTCTTACCTAGTGCTAATGTAGTTTCTGCAAACACTCTAGCTTCAAATGCTGTTTTAATTATACCTGGAATTTTAGGAGACGGTGTAAAATTTGATTCAACAACCGATAAAGTTGGTCAAATAACAACAATTCAAATACAAAATTTCGGTGAAGATTACATATCTGCGCCGACAGCAACATTTAAAATACAAGATATTGTTGTTAAAAATCTTGCAAAAAACAATCTTCCTAGAAAAGGCGATATAGTATATCAAGGCGCTAGTGCAGCTACAGGATCATACAAAGCAACTGTTGAAAATATTAGTCAAGTTTATGCTAATGCAAATGAATTGGAAACACTTTATTATATAAGAATTTATGATTATAATAAACCTAAACCAAATATACAATTGCCTTTATTGATTGACTCAAAATCAATAACTATGAATTTTGTGACAACTCCTATACCGGCAGACGCTGATTATCCACCAAAACAATATGCTGTAATTTCAGAAGATAGATACGATAAAGCTAATAATATATACACATATGGTGACGGATTAGCTAAAGCTAATGTTACATTTTTAAATGGTCTTACAATAAGCGACGGTCAATATTTAGATACATCCGGTCAGTTAAGTTCATTTAATATAATACAAAGTGCAGAATATAATAATTACACATATCAAATTACACTAGAAAAAGAAATAGAAAAATATAGAAAAATATTATTAGAACTTTTACATCCAACAGGCACAAAAGTTCGTGGCAGATTTGCAATGAAATCAAATGGTAATTTGAATCTACATAGTTTTGATGCACTCTATACTGGTTATCCTTTATCAAGTTTAACATCTTCAACTGTTGAATTTGATATGGTTGCAAACTTCACAAATCCAAGTAATAATATAATCAAATTTAGTTTTCTTGGTACCGGCACAAATATAGCAAATATTTTTTATGCAAATTCAACAATAAAATTTACCACTGTAAATGGCGATATTTTTAGCAGTAAAATTAATACAATTAATAATTCTGCAAACACAATAACATTAAAGGATAATGTCTGGTTATCTTTTGCAAATGTTGCGACTGTAACATCAAATGCTAATAGTAATCTTATAAATATTACTGCGGTAACGAATTCATATGATATAATTAATAATGGAATTTATACAGATCCTTTATATCCATTGAAAGATATTATTAGGGTTGGTGATACTATTAAAGTTAATAATATGACTGAAACTGTTAGTTCTATTGATTATATCAACAAGAAAATAATTTTGAGTGCAGATTTAGCGTATAATGCAAGTGGTTACTTGTCAGTAACTAAAACATATCATGGAACAGCCCAGAATTTTATTATATACGGACCAATTGGCACAGAATATAGAACGGAAATCGTAGATGAATCCGGTCTATATACTATAACAGATGAATTAGGCAATATACTATTATTGGATTAAGGTAAAAAGAATGTCCACAATTAAAATTTCACAATTACCATTATTAACAACACTAAATGCAAACACACAAAACACTTTGTTTGTTGCAGTTGATTTACCGACAACGACTACGGGTAAATTTACAGGAAAGACTCTAGCTGCGGGTCTATATTCAAATGAGGTTTTAAACGTTGGTGGTAATCCATTAGTTTATGATAATGTTATAGGACAATTTTCATCTTCAAGTAATACATACTTACAGGTTAATCTACAAAACTTTAACTCCAACGGTTCTTCGGACTTTGTTGCATCTACAAGTGATAGTGATAACTCAGTAAAATATATTGATTTTGGTATAAGCGGCAACACATACAATGATCCAGTCAACTTTAGTGCATTTAAACCATATGACGGATACTTATATGTATATGGTCCATCAGCAACAAGTACACAAGGTAATTTAATCATAGGTACTGCATCAACAAGAGCAAATATTGTATTTCTTGTTGGTGGTTTAATGTCTGAAAATATTGTTGGTAGAGTTAGTAATTCATCGTTTGACTTTTTAAGAACAGTACATGTAACAGGTAACGTCAGAACATCAACAGGTTATGTTTTTTCTGACGGTACACAGCAAATCACCGCTGGTGCATCGGTATTATCACTAAACACTGCTAATACATTCTTGCAAGCAAATGATTTAATTACATTAACAGCAGCAAAAGCATATACTGATACTGCTAACACATTCTTACAAGCAAATGATTTAATTACA